AAATTCCAACCTTATTCTTTTATCTATTTCAACATAATATTCATCAGATTGAGGATCTAAACCCTCTTCTTCGGTAACTTGTCTATGTAAATCAAATGCAGTGTAAGTCATTGCACTATCTTTACCAAACCACTCGTTCTTTGAAGCCCATTCTTCGGCTTTAGGATCAGGTGGCGGGGCAGCTTGAACGGGTTGTGTTGGAAGAGTAGGTCTAGCTTTCGCTTCCTTTTCTTCCATAGCATGCCGACTTTTAATTTCAGCAAGCTTACCTTGTTCATACCCCAATTGAGAAATGTTAGTTAGAGCTTCAACTTCAGCTTTGGCATCGCCTTGTTCTCTTGCAATGGCTAACTTTGATTGAGCCGCTGCAATAGAAGATGAAATCCTTCCTTCCATTTCTACTGTATAATTTTTATCTAAACTTGTAGCAGCTTTTCCTAATTCATTCTTTTCTGCTGTAACACGTCTAGCATACTGAATGGCTTCTTCTTTTTGCCTTTCAGCTTCACGCATTTTCTTCGTGAGTTTGGCTATTCTTTTCTTAACGCCTTCGCTATACTCTTCAATTTCTCTAGCGTTATCTGATTTCCGATCACTCCCTGACTCCACAGCTTTTTCCTTAACTTCGCCGCCTTCTTTAAGTTCCTGCTTCGGTTCATCTCGAACATCCACTGACTCATCAGATTTCTCAGGTGTATCATCGGGCTTACTATCGTTTTCGATAGTTTCAATAATTGGTTCATTGCTCTCCTTTTCTGTTTCTTTTTTTTCTTCTGGAAAGATAACTTCAGCACCAGGGCCTTTATCATCTAACTCTATTGTTTTTTCTTCACCGTCTATTTTACTTGGCATAGTTCCTCCTATGGTTATTAGAATTCGTGGAATATATCTTCAGGGTTTTCCACGGTCGCTAAGATTTCATCATCATTGAGAAGTCTTATCTCACCCCCATCTATTTTGATACGTGATCCGGCATATCTTGCGAATACAATCCAATCACCCTTCTTGCACCAAGGACCTTCTGGGTATCTCTCTTTGTCGTAACAATGAGGACCCATGTCCAATACTAAACCACATGTAGATGCAACCTGTGATCGTTCGATGGTGTCTTCTGCTAAAATTAAACCGCCTTTAGTTTTTTCCTTTTGTTTAAAAGGTAAAACTAAAATTCTCCAACCTGTTGGCTTTGGTAATTTAGCTGAATCTGATTTTAAATCTTGTTGTTTTCTAGGTTCTTTAGGAGTTTTTTTAACTCCAACTAGTTCTTTATTCGGTAGTTCGATCTTGGGCTTTTGACCCGTTGATGTTGATAACTGTTCCTTCATTGTCTTTTTGCTCCTTTTTTTCTAGCAGGCTGGATATTTCCTGACTTATATATTGATACGTTCGTATCTGTCCTAACATATATTGATATTTCTCCATATTGTCAACCCCGCCTGACGCCATGGCTGATACGATATCATCATGCCTCATCTTTATAATCTTTTTAACTTTATTTATGTATGTAAAATCTTCCATTATCTCAATAACCAATCTAAAACTCTTTGAAATGCTAATTTTTTCTTCTTAGGAGATTTTCCTCCTTGCCAAGCTTCATTCCAGAAAGGCGTACTCTTATCGTCTTTTCTGTAATGACCTTTTTTAGTTCTAGCTCTTTTGTATTTTTTCTTTTTAGTCTTTTTCTTTTTCTTCAATGTTTTCCTCTCTTGGTATTAGGAACTCATCTAAAGCACTTAATTTACCTTCTGCTTGAGATATCTTTCCTAGTTGTTTATCTATTTCTTCTAAATTCTGGGGGTGTTCACCAATACCTACAGAATGTCTTAAAAAGAGATTTACAAGAGCATCAGCTTCCGCTATTTGCGCTTCGTATCTCTGTCTTAAAGCCTCTAAAATTGCTTCTTTAATGTTCACTTCTTTTTTCTGTTTCTCGCCATTTTTTTGAATGTCTTAGCCAAAGCTTTAGCTCTGCCTGTACATCCAGGTTTTGTTATAGGCGTACACTTTCCTTTAGTGCCTCTTTTCTTAATAGACTTATTAACTGACTGAATCCAATTTTTGGACACTAGGACACCTTTCCACAATCAACACAAATCATTGGGTGGTGCACTTCTTTAGTTTTACACTCACATCTTTTTCCAAAGATCCTGTCAATTAGTTTTTTAAAAAAACTTTTCATTATCTGTTAATTTTTCCCGACTTCTTAGCTTTAGAACCAAACTTACCATAAGATTCATTAGCAGAAGCTCTAAGTTGTTTCTTAGTTCTTTTCTTTTTGATTCTCATAGCGATCGATTCGTCTTTTCTATCTTTGTAGCCTTGTTTTTTAACAGAGCCACCTTTTTTCATTCCTGTAGATGCCGCGTATGGGAATCTAACATTTGATCTTACACCGTTTTGTCTCATTTTTTATCTCCTATTTTTTTCCGTTACGAAAAATTTGTGTACCCTTTATACCAAAAATACTGGCAACTACAAGCACCCATAAATTCGTAAACCACTTGGGAAGCTCATGAAAGTACTCGAAAAACAACTTTACCTTCTGCATAGCAGTCGGATCGTCACTCATAACTGCCCACATTAGCACCACGATTGGCGCCGAAATGATCACGAGGACAAATTCGTCCTTATAGTCGTTTTGACGGGCTTCTAAAAGTTTGCCCTGGTAAGATTCTTCCCCACGAGCTTGTTTTTCTGCATGTAAAAGCTGTGCATCAGACATAGCCATCTTTGCTCTTTGTCTGTTAGCGTAAATTTTTCCGCCAGCTTGTAAAGCAAGTTTTGCTAATCCGAACCAGGCCATATTAGAACCAGATAGCTGTTTTCTTTTTAGATTTTAACATTGCGCCAGTACCTTGAACTTTAACCTTAGTACCTTTGTCTATGCTGTTATGAACTTTGTACTCGTTAGTTAGAATCTCTGATCTTGGATCAATTCCAACTTTTCCTCTAGAGTCACTAGTTTCAACTCCGCCTGAAGCGTAGCCGTCTTTGTTAACACCAGGTTCTTTTGTTATTTTAACCATAATTATTTCCAACCTTTTTTAGCTAGTTTAGGTTTTCCTTTTTTAACAAGTCCACCTTTTTTGTAGTAATCATTTTTATCATCAACACTACCTCTAGCTGCTATTTTATCCATTCCTCTATCCCAGCCTGCAATGTTCTCTGCGATGTTAGCATCACCTGTTGTATTACCACCAAAATATTTTGATACTAAAGGTTTCTTTTTCTTCATTGCTGCTGCAGCCAATAAAGCTACAGGAGCTGCTTTAGCAACTGTTTTAGCAACTTTTTTTAATGTTTTCTTTAATCCCATAATTTTTTTCCTTATTATTTGTATACTATCTTCTAGGTCCTTTCAAGATCTTTACATCTCTTTGTTTAAACCTATCGCTAGCCATTTTTGCGTTAATACCCATTTGAGTCTTCTCTAACGAGGTATCAGCTCTTAATTCAGCTAATTCTTCGTTTTGCTCTAATTTGTCATCATGTTGGTTTTGGTTCATCATAGCCTTCATTTTGTCCAAATTAATCTTTTCTTGGCCTTCTTGTTCTTTCCTTCTATCATCCATAGCTTTGAGATCAAGTTCTCTTGCTTTTAATTTAGCAATGGGGTCATTTCCTAGTTGTCCCATGATCTTATTCTCTTCGTTCATGAATTCTTCAGTCATTTCTGCAATAAGTTTAGCTTTTCTAGACTCCATAGACAATTGCATGCCTAATAACTGCTGTTGCATTTGCATAACTTGTGGAGATTGTTGCATTTGTGGTCCTTGTGCCATCATTTGTTGCATTGCCATTTGTAATTGTTGAACTTGTGTAATTTCTTCTCTGAATTCCACTTCAATTTGCTCTTGTGCCATCAAACTGATGTGTTCAAAAATATTTTTCTCTAATGCACCCAAAATCATCGGATTATTTCGTGCAATATTCGTTGACATGAAGTTTAAATGCGAAGTTATGTGTGCTTGATGGTCTTGACCTTTAAAAGCTTGGAAAGGTTTGCCTGTCATTGCTAAAATATTCTCTTGTGCAGGGTCCATGGGTATAGGTTGCTGCGGTGGTGGTAAAATTTTGTCGATATCTTTAACTCCAATCGCACTATACATCGCTCTGTACGCTTCATATAAGTTATGAAGTTGTGGATTTGATTGTGCAAGTTGTAATTCTGTTTGCGCCATCGTAATTCTTTGCGCTTGTGAAAAAATATTTGGATCTGCTATAGGTAAAATATCTACTTTGTCATCAAAGTCAGCAACTTTTATATTTCTCTGACCTCCAACAACATCATAGGGATACTCTGCGGGTAAATAAGATTTAAAAACTCCAGCCAGTAACTGAAACTCGCTCTTCATCGCCACATACAATCTTTTATGTATGGCTGACATGACCCTGGAGCCTCGCTCTAAAAGGGCTATGGTCGTCCCAACAGCTGCCTGCTGGTTGCCGTCACCGACCTGCATGTCAGCTATGGCGGCAAATCGTTGTCCTGCTTGAACAACTATCCCCATTAAAGATAATAACGTTTGTGAAGGCTCTTTAAAAGGGAGAGTCATAAATGCATCCTTGATGTTTCCACCAGGTGCATCGACATCTCTGAATTCGCCGGGTTGTATAGACTGTGCTTCGTCTCTTACACGTATCCCACGCTGTTTAAATCCTGCAGGTAAGTTGCTTAAAGTTCCTGCATCCAATAATTGTCTTAGAGCTGTTGTGGCAGTTCTTGATAAACCACCAATCATATGTATTAAACCAAAACCATAAAAGCCAAGTCCTGGTAAAAATTTAAAGTGAACAAAGTATTCAATTTTTTTTCTTAAAGGATCTTCTGCTTTGTAGTTTCTTCTAATTGAAAGAATATCTCTTGATCCCATTTCTAGAGTTACAATGTAAGGTAGTTTGATTCCTGTTGGTTCACCGTCTTGCCCCATATCTTCAAATCCTTCTAGATCTAAATCCGTGTGACATTCAACTAAAGAGAAAACATCTTCATCTCTTGTTTTTCTAATACCTTCTAACTCTCGTTCTTTTTTCTCGACATCGGTTTCTTGATCATATCCAGGTTTAATATCGATGTCTCTATAAAATCCTGAAACTTGTTGTTTCCTCAAATCGTTCTCGGACATTTTTAATGTATGACAAACAGCTTCTGCATCTTCAATTGAAGTTGCTGTGTAAGGCACAATTAAATCATCTGCCGGTACGAATTTTGAAACGGCTCTACCTAAGAGTTCATCATAGTAGACTTTCTTAAAAGTAGAGCCACTTAGAGGGAGATAAAAAAGCATTTGATCGAACTCGGGTTCATACTCTTTCATCACGTCCATGAGCTGATAGTTCATGAAATTCTTTACTCTAACAGACTGTTCTTCTTTTTGTCTGTCAGGTTTTCCTAGGAGCTGTGTATGTACAGGTCCTGTTGCTGGAAGTAATTCTTTGTAAGCTTGTGCTTGGAATTGGGTTACCGCTTCTGCAAGAACAGGGTGCGTTGCACCTGAAGCTCCTTGAAACGGTTGAGTTGGATTTTCGTATTTAAATCCTAATAAATCTAATCCTTTAACGTATGCATCTTCCCAA